GCTCCCTCCCTTACTCCCTCACCTTCCTTATACGTGCCACAATCAAACTTTCGCGGCAAAGTGTGATAAACGCCACCAAATGCCGCAAAAAATAGGATGTGGCACGTATATGAACAATGTGAGAGCAAAACACCACACCACATCGACCCACCAACCCGTGACCTTAACGCATGGCTGAAGCTTGACATTGCCCGAACCGCTAAAACCCAAAAAGGAGCCGCGATCCTTGAGAATCTGCAAAGAACAAGACTGCACCGAAGAACTGGTTCCCCGTAAAAACGCCAGAGGATACTGCTGGAACCACTACATGCAATGGCAGCGAGCCAACAGCACCACACACAATCAAGCGTGTGCGGTCTGTGGAAAAACCTTCACATCCTTCGGCGCTAGAAGGAAATGCTGCTCAACAGAATGCGCCTCAATGCACGGGGCAAAAGCCCGAAGCGAAGCCGCCGCACACCGCCGGCCAACAAAAAACTGCTCAAACTGCAACAAAACTCTACCCGATAGAAGTACAAGAAAAACATGCAGCGCCGAATGCGCTTCATCGTTCTCCGTAAAATCACCCCTAAGAATTGCTGTTGAAAGGAACGAACATCAATCCGTAATCGAAGAAATCCGTAAAAGGTCAGCAGAAGACCAAAACGGGTGCTGGAACTGGGAAGGAAAATTAAACGATGGATACCCAGCGGTTAAGTTCGGCAAAAAAACAATCGGAGTACACAGAATCAGCCTCGAAGCAAAGCACGGCAAAGAACTCGGCCCCCAAACGGCGCACCACAAATGCGCCAACACCAAATGCGTCAACCCAGAACACCTACAACCCGTAACGCACAGAGAAAACACCGCCGAAATGCTTGCAAGAAGATCCTACCTAAACCGAATCAGAGAACTAGAACAAGCACTCGAACAAATAGACCAAAACCACCCGCTACTAGCGCAAATAGAAGTCGCATGAGCAAAAACGCAGGTCAAATCGACATACAACCCGTACAGGATCGGGCAGCCGGATTACCCGGCGGTCATGGCGGTACGGGTGGGGTGCCGGCGGCTGGGGCGTCGAGGGTTTTGACGGGTGGGTGCCCGTCGAGGGTGCGTGCTCGAGCCTCGAGGCTCGATGCCCGCTGTGCTCGAGGGTGCGTGCTGTGCGTGCCCGTAGTGCACGCTGTGTTGTCCTGTGCGTGCTGTGGTGTGTAGCGCCTAGTGGTGGTGCCCGGTTGTGGTGCTGTGCGCTGTGTAGGGCTCGAGGGTTGCGCCTCGAGCTCGAGGCGTTCCGGTGCTGGGGCTGTTTTGATCGGGCCGGGGAAAAAAAACGTTGTGGCTTGACATTGCCCGGTGTATGCCTCACTCTGTATCTATCAAGTTCATTCAGCGTTCTACTTACTGAGTGTCATCCGGTCGCACCGGTCAGAGTCGCCCGTTAGAGGGGCTTCATTGAAAGCTGCTCAGGAACGGGCAGCACAACGCTTGCGGGTCGCCACCGTGAGCAGGTCGCCTCGAGTGAGTACTCGAGCATCCCCGCTGTGGTGGGTTTGTTTGTTCCGGTGCGAGTCCGGTTCGAGGCACGCAGTACACCAACCAACAGAGAGAGGAACGAAAAATGAAGCGGGAAACTTTCAAGTCGATTGCCCGGCTCGAGGTCACAGCTACTAATGGGAACACGTTGCGGTTGGACGTTGCACCGGATGGTGCTGTGAAGTTCAACGCCCGTAAGGGTGACCACAATCAGTCGGTTTGCGTTATCCCCGCTGAGGATGTCGCGGCGCTTATCGCGTGGCTCGAGGGTGCGAAGTGATGCGCCTAGTGGCTGTTGTCGCGGCCCTGTTGTTGTCCGGTTGCGCCTCGAGCGGCCCAGCGCCGCTCGAGGATCAGCCGGGATGGAATTGTGAAACGCAAGGTAACCGCGTCTGCGGTTCTAGTGAGAGGATCAAGTGATGCGGGTTAGTCGGTTCGAGAACATTGCCAATATTGCGGGTGCTGACGATTGGCAGCACGACCCGTGGGGGACTGCGCTGGGGCTGCACTTTGACATTGCCCTAGTCCTGGATGTCAGCGACATCGAGGGTGACGTGACGCCGGGGCCGTTTGCGCGGTGGCAGTACCGTCGCGGGGCTGGCACGGTTCCGTCGCTCGAGACGGTAGCGGCACGGGCTGAGGACTTCTGTGAGGGTGAGTGGGCCGACGATTACAGCTTCGGGGCTGTGATGTTGGCTAGCGCTCTGCTCGAGGGTGAGGTTTCTCAGGCTGATCTGGTCTTCGCTGGTGATGTTCTCGAGCGTTATGCGGGTCTGTTGCGTGCCGCTGGCATGGATTACTGACCGGTGCTTTACATTGCCCGTGCAGCCTCGAGGCGGTTGGCTATAGCGCGGTTCGATTCCGCGCACGGGCTCGTAGTACTGACAACCAACTAACATGAGAGGACTACTGCTATGAAGGTTGCTTTCACTGGTTATGCGTGCGCTGACTGCATAATGGTTATCGCTAACGCCGACACTTCTGGCATCGAGGACGTTGCCGATTGGGAGGCCCGTGTCGAGGCCACCGACTGCACTTACGGCGGCAAGTATGACGTGGTGCCCGGTCATGACGTGATTGACTTCGGTACTCAGCGTTGCCGCTACTGCGGAACGTGGGACTCGGGTTACCGTAACGAGATTGTTTTCCTCGAGCGTTAGCCGCTTGTCATTGCCCGTGCCCGGTGCGGCTAGCGCCGGGGCATGGTTGCCCCGATATCGGGGGAGACGTTCGAGTCGTCTCACGGGCACGCTGTACCCCAACCAACCAACAGAGAGAGGCAACCATGGATTACTACGACATCGTGACTGGTGAGGGACTTGACGACATCGAGCTTCACCGGCGTTACGACGACATGCTCGACGATTGCACCGGTGACGTTGCAATCGGACTGCTGAGCTATTCCGCTAGCGCTGTGCTGAAAGCGGTTGACCCGATTGCTTACCGTGTCGGGTTCAGCGAGTACCTCGACGCTGAACTGGGTGAGACGATCACAGAGTCGCTCGAGGATGTCGAGTGATGTTGGCCGGGATACCCCGACGCATCATCGAGCGCGTCATAATGGCGGCTGAGCGCGATTCTGACGGCGGTTTGCTTGCCGCTGTGGTGCTGAATACCCGTGAGGTTGTGTACGTGCCTCACAGCGCGTTCTAGGCGGCTTTACATTGCCCGTGCCGCTCGATGCTCGAGCGGTTGGCAACCTCACGGTTGATTGTGCACGGTTCGAGTCCGTGCACGGGCACGCACAAACCAACCAACAGACAGGAGTGCAATCGTGGCGCATAGCGTCGAGGACATCCTCGAGGAAGTCCAGCAACAGACCGGTATCAGTTTTAGTGAGGTTGACACCGGGGGAGGATGTCGGGCACTCGAGGCACGACTCGAGTCAGGCCACTGGATTGTGGCAACTGACCAGAACCTGATGGGGTTTCGTCGGCGTATCGAGTTCGAGGCCGAAGAAGAAACCGCTATGGGTTGGATGATCGGCATATACCCCAACAGCACAGAGTTCGATGACGACTGGTGGGGCGGCGGTCAGGACTCGATTGTCGAGGCCACTGACTATGACGCAGTTGCCGGCGATTTGCCACGGGTAGTTATCGAGGCGTTGCAGGGGCTCACAGCGTTCTACGGTAAGGCTTGATTGATGGCGCAGATTATCGCCTCGATTGAGGCTGATCGGGAACAGTTGCGGGTAAGGCTTGAGTTGAGGCGTTCCAGCGCCTCGAGTAAGCACCGGAACCGTAGGCGTGAGTTGAAGCGGCCTGGTAAGGGCAATCGTAAGGCTTGGAAACATCAACAGGAGAGAGAGGTTTGATCAGTTGATGCCTTGCTGTGAGGAGTGCCAGCACTGTTCTGACGCTGTGCTGGAACAGTTTTTCGAGAGGCTTGACGTTGCACTGTTCGAGGTTTGACCGCTAGATGTTCAGACACCGGGTGACCGGTGTCTGTTCATCCTGAATCAAACAGGAAACACACAACACAACAGGAGGTTTGATAGGTATGGATGTTTACGTTTTGGATGTTGAGGTAGACGCCGGCAACGGCGACTACGTGGGTGCAACACACGTGTATTCAAGTCTTGAAGCAGCGGTAGACGGGCTCAATGACTGGCTGATGGACATGCTGATCTATGCGGCAGAAGCGCACTACGACGAATCAGAGTTACGGGATGCTGCCGGTGAGGTTTCGTTTGTCGGTAACGATCTGCTGCTTTCCAATGGGCCGTGGCATGGCGCTGACTTGACTTGGGGTATTAACAGGCATCGGGTAAGGGAGGCTTGAGGATGTTGTGTGAACAGCCGCTGGAACTGTGTGACCGCACAGCGGTCATCGAGTACCGCAAACAGCACAACCGGGACTTCACCACGGTGATTGCGTTGTGCGCTGTGTGCTCTGAGTTTGATGGGCCGTCGCTGGTTCATTCCGGCTACACCAGGAAGGTTTGAGGCATGACATTGCACGGGAGGCTGCGGTTCTGGCATGACCTCGAGCCGTTCGAATGGGACGACATCAAGGCTTCGTGGGCGCTGATCGACTTCGACCCATACGAGCCCGAATGGGAAGGTTTGACATGACCCGGTACAGGATCGGGGACACAGTTGTAGATCCCACCTATCTACCGCACCACCGCATACAAGGCACAGTGACAGCCGTAGCGCACGGAATGATCCGTGTGCACTGGCATCTTTCCGATCAGTACGAATGGTTGCCGGTCACCGAAATCGGCAAGGCTTGACTTTGCCCAATGTTCAACAATAATTGGTTCCAGCGGAAGGTTTGAACGGTTTTAACTATGCACTACAGTAGTCGGCTCAGATATGAGCCCTCAAGGGGGAGACATGGAAGGCAACGCGCACCCGCGCTTATCGCTCGCAATAATCGAAGGTTTGAAGAATCAAGGATTCAACCAGTCTGAGATAGCCCGCCTGTTCGGTGTGACCAGGCAGGCGGTGTCGTGGCATGTCCGCAAGTACGGCGGCATACTGACACCTAGGCAGAAAGTTTTGGAGCATTGGCCGTGGATAGTCCCGGCCAGTCTGTGCTTCCAAGCGCCGTACCGGAGGCTACGTGACCACGGCGAGTTCGTGGCTACCGGTGGTGCCGGCATGACTGATGAGAAGCTGGTCAGGTTGCGCGGGTTTTACAAGTTCCTGCGGGACGAGGACTGTGTTGTTGAGTTCGACCCGGACATTGAACCCCAGGCTGGGGTTGCAGGTAAGGGCGGTTTCGCTTATCGTCCTCGGCGTAAAAATGACCGGGACCTGCTTATCAGAGTGAACGATTACACCCACCTGTCAGATGAGGGGCGCATGATATGGCGCTTTCCACCAATTGACCCATGAGCACAGAAAGACGGGGGATTAAGCAAAGTGTCCCAGCCGAAGGAGATGATAGAACGGGGCAGCATCGTCGCGGATGAGGCGTGCTGGCTGCACGCTCAAACAGCAGGTTTGATGCTTGAGGTTCGCCGAAGCATCGGGCTTAGGGACAGCGACCCGCTGTATCAGCCCGTCCTCGATTTGTTGAGGGCGAGCCCACATCAATTGTTGGAAAGGTTTGAACTGGTGGACGCCTCGTTCATGTTCGGGAAGGTGCAGGTCACTGTGTGGAGGTTTGATGGTTGAGCATCGCAGTGTGTCGCAGTTGAAACTGTACGAACGCTGCCCTATGGCTTATTACTTGTCGAGGGTTGAGAAGGTTTGGCAACGACCCGCCGCCTGGTTGGGGCAAGGGTCAGCGGTGCATGAGGCTGCTGAAGCTTACGAACGGTCAGGTCGCACCATGACCCTCGAGGCTATGCAGGACGTGTTCCGTGACTCTTACGCCACACACATCAATGCGGCGTGCGAAACCACACCCAATTTTGAGTATTGGTTCAAGTCCGGCCCTTACGGCGGTGAACTTGACGTTGCCCGCCGCTACCAGATCGGGTTGGAGCAGTGCGAGCGGTACATCCGCTGGTATCAGAACAATCCGCAGGAGGTCATCTGGATCGCCCCGGACGGCACACCGGGTATCGAGTTAGGTTTCGATATCGACTTGGACGGTGTTCTGGTTCGCGGGTTTATCGACGCCGTGATTGATAACGGCGGGGATGTCATCGTCCGGGACAACAAGACGGGCAATCATCCCGGTGATGATTTCCAGCTTGGGGTTTACGGTGTGGCCCTGACGGAACAGTTCGGCATACCCGCACCGGAGGTTGGGGACTATTGGATGGGGAAGTCGGGGAAGGCTACGCACCCGTTCAAGATCAGTGAGTGGACCCGTGACCGGGTGGCCGGGAAGTTCCGCGAGTTGGACGACAACATCGCGGCGGGAAGGTTTGATCCGACACCCAGCCCTGATGTGTGCCGCTTTTGTGATGTTTCTTCTTCTTGTGAGTACGCGGTTTGACATTGCCCGAAAGGAATCATGTTCACACTAGAACAATCACTCCACATCAAAGGCACAGCAGGTGACCCGCTACCCGCAGTGTGGAAAACACTCGAGCAGAAAGGAACGAACTTCCTAAGAGGGCAGTTAGCCCTCGTCTGTGCAGGGCCGGGTGTGGGTAAGTCCGCGCTGATCCTCACTTACGCTTTGAAAGCCAAAGTGCCCACCATGTACTTTTCGGCTGACTCGGACAGCTTCACCCAATTGTCCAGAAGCCTCGCTGTGCTGACGGGCTGGGACATGGGGAAAACCACCAGGCTTGTCCGAAGCGGCAACCTTGGTGAAGCGGCCAACGAGTTCCAAGGTATCCCGATTCGTTTCAACTACAACGCATCACCGGATCTGAAACAGATCGAAACGTCGATGCTGGCGTATGACGAAGTGTACGGCGATTACCCGGCCCTGGTGGTGGTGGACAACATCACGAACGTCCACACAGGCGGCGACAACGATGATGACCCGTTCGCCGGGTTAGAGGCGTTGATGGATTACCTGCACGACATGGCCCGCTCCACTGAGGCGTGTGTGGTGGGTTTACACCACGTCACGGGGCAGTACAACGATGCCGCACGGTTCATCCCTTTGAGTGGTGTGAAGGGGCAGGTGGCGCGTGTACCGGAGTTGGTGTTGACGTTGCACAAAGCCCCGGATCAGTTCGGTTCGGATTCTTTGAGGATTTCGACGGTGAAGAACCGTGCGGGTAGGGCTGACCCTTCCGGTGCTGACTACATATCGCTCCAGTTTCACGGCGACACAATGCAAATTAAGGATCACGAATGAATCTTTACCAGGAAGTGATTCTTGACCATTACAGGAACCCGGTCGGTTCCGGGTTACAAGAGAACTTCAACGGCCAGCAGCACCAAGTGAACCCGATTTGTGGGGATGAGATAACGGTACGCGCACTGGTTGAAGGTGGGCGAATCACCAGGATCACACATATGTGCCAAGGGTGCTCGATTAGTCAAGCATCAGCATCGGTGATGGTTTCAGCGTTACAGGAAATCGACGTTGTTGAAGCTTCCAAACTCATTGAGCAGTTCATCGAGATGGTTGTGTCAAAACAGCCGGCTGACGAAACCGTGCTGGGTGACGCGGTTGCTTTCGCGGGTGTCGGTAGATACCCGGCGAGAGTGAATTGCGCCCTCATGCCCTGGAAAGCCCTATCAAAACTTATTGAAAGCGAAGCATGGAAATGAAACTTGCACCTGGTTCCCTAGCGAAACTTGATGGGGAACAGCCTGTAACAATTTTGGCGCAAACTGAAACACGAACCTTTTATATTCCCGGTTTCCACTTTCACGGGTGTGCGGTAACCGAAAGGTTCACCGCAGCGGAACGGCAGGAGATGCCTTGAGTGACGAATACTCCCTCTACACAGAGGAAGAAATCTATAAAGGAAACCCGCTGGAACCTGACTTAGAGACAGTGACACCTGTTTCAGTGGTGGCTAAGTTGACAGGCTCCCAGCGTGAACAGCGGGTCACACACCTTGTTAAACAGGCCCATGGAATTGTTGACACCGCCTGGGGATTCCACGGAGAGAAGCACAAACTTAAAGGCTCTTTTGTTTTGTTCTCCGGTGGGAACGATTCAACTGTTTTGGCGCATATGATGCGTGAACGCTCCGACTACGCGGTCCATTGCAACACAACAATTGGGATCGAAGCTACCCGGCAGTTCGTCAGGGACACCTGCCAGGACTGGGATTTGCGGTTGATTGAGAAACTTCCACCTGTTTCTTATCGGGAGCTTGTTTTGGAGCGCGGTTTCCCCGGTCCTGCAATGCACTACAAAATGTATCAGCGACTTAAAGAACGTCAACTGGAACAGGTGCGCCGGGACTTTGTGCAAAAGCCCCGGAAGGAACGGATCATGTTCATTGCGGGTAGGCGCAGAAGCGAATCGAAGCGCCGTCAGAACATCCCTCTGTATGAACGTCGAGGGTCTGTGGTTTGGGCTAGCCCGCTTGCAATGTGGACCGCTTTAGACATGACAACGTACAGGTTGATGGAGGGTGATGTTCCCGTGAACCGGGTGTCGGAACTTATTCATATGTCCGGTGAGTGTCTGTGTGGCAGTTTCGCTAAGGAGAACGAGTTAGAGGAAATCGAGTTGTGGTTCCCCGAAGTTGCTGAGGAGATCCGCGACTTAGAGCGCGAAGTGCAGGCCGCAGGACACCAGGAACCGTTTTGCCGGTGGGGACACCGCTCCGGTGGCGAACCGACAAAGAAAGTAGGGATGCTATGCACGTCGTGCGACTTCAATCAGGACAGCTTGTTCGACCTGCCCAATGCTTCTACTGCGACACCAGCTTGACGTTGCCCGCCGCGATTCTGACGAGGTTCGGGAAAGTTTCTTGCCAACAGTGCTACAGCGACTTTTTTGGGAGGTAGTGAAGTGAATCTTGACTGGTTGTTGACGGTGGCTTTATTCATCTGGATAGCGAATGTGGTGTTGATCGCTTGGGCGGTGTCCCGGTGATTCAGTCTGTTGTGTTGGGTTTGGTTGCTGTTGCGGCTTTGAAACTGTGGTCCGACTGGTACCGGTCACGGCAGTTGGATGAGGCGATCCGAAAGCTCCTCGATGACAACGAAACGTAAACCAGGGCACCGCTCCCAGGACCGCCGGCACACACGCAAGAACTGCATTGATTGTGTCGATGAAGGGATCACGACTGGTAGGAAAGCGCCGCACCCCGGCCCACGGTGCGCCACACACCACAGGGCGAAAAGGGCCAGTAGGCGTTCCCAAACGCAGGAGCAGCGTTGGATTCAGGTGTACGGCATCACCGGGGACGAGTATTGGGCGATACACCGCTATCAGCTAGGAAGGTGTTTCATCTGCCAGCGGGCCACAGGGGCACGCAAACGGTTATCGGTGGATCACTGCCACAAAACCGGTTTGGTTCGTGGGCTGCTGTGTTCGACGTGCAACTCAAAGATTTTGGGTCACGCCAGGGACGAAATCGGCTTCTTCGAGCGGTGTATCGACTATTTGACTGAGCCACCAGCGGTCAGGGTTATTGGTGAGCGGGTTACACCCGACATGCGGGCTTGACATTGCCCCGAAAGGACACATGAAAACAGCGCGAAAACCACGCCTACTGGACTTGTTCTGCGGCGCTGGTGGAGCCTCAATGGGTTACCACCAAGCCGGATTTGAAGTAACAGGGGTGGACATCAAACCGCAAAAAAACTATCCATTCCACTTCAACCAAGGAGATGCACTCGAGTTCCTGCACGATTACGGGCACTACTTCGACGCTATCCACGCCTCACCGCCATGCCAACGGCACTCCGCTATGTCGAACTGCCGCCCAGGTCTTGCTGAGGAATACCCAGACCTCATCGAGCCCGTCCGCGACGCCCTGCTCGAGTACAACAGGCCGTGGGTGATAGAGAACGTGCCAGGTTCACCGCTACGCAACCCGATCACCCTGTGCGGGCAGATGTTCGGGCTCGAGCTCTACCGGCACCGTTTGTTTGAATCGAACATCGCTCTGCAAGAACTGTTGCATCCCGATCATGTGATGCCCGCATCCAAGGCGGGGCATTGGAAACCGGGGACAGTCATGTCGGTGTCCGGGCATATCGCGCCGATAGCGAAAGCCCGTGAGGTCATGGGCATCGACTGGACGAACCGTGAAGAACTCGCTGAGGCGATACCACCTGCCTACACAAAGTTCGTTGGCGATCAGTTCATGCAGTGGCTTACCATTTATGACCTTTTGTTTGACGTTGCCCGTGGGTAAACACAGGGGCAGGTTCAAGTGGCGCAAGTACAGCCGGTACAGCGGCAACCTCAAGGACTACTGGACACACCCAAACCGCAAACCCGAAAGGCACCGAATGACACCGCTGATCGTCACCGTCATACAACGGTACGAACCCTCATGGGAGCCGCCACCGGAAAACGGCTTTGAGTGGGTCAGTTGTTTGTGCCCTTTTCACGACGACAGCAACAAATCCGCTTCCATCTCGTACAACCGCAACGCTTTTCACTGCTTCGCGTGCCCAGCGAAAGGTGACGCAATCTCTTTGATCCGACAACACGAAAGGGCCACCTATGCAGAGGCTTTCCTCATCGCAGAGGGCTTATCTGAGGGAAGCGACCAGCAGTTACCACGCAAGCCTTCCCGGCAGCCCCGCCGATTCCTACCTCAAGCACAGGGGGTTGGGATTCCCCAGCACAAAAACACAGATAGATCGGTTCAGGTTGGGGTTCGTGGAAGAACCTCTCCCTGGACATGAGCAGTTCCGGGGATTCCTGGCGATCCCGTATCTGCGGTGGTCGCAGGAACACGGGTGGGCTGTGGTGTCCATCCGGTTCCGCTGCATCCAAGACCACGAACACAAAGGGCACGGCAAATACATGACCGTGGCCGGGGACAGGCCCAGGCTTTACAACACCAAAGCGTTAATGCTGCCCACCGAAAACATCGCAATCACAGAAGGTGAAGTTGATGCGGTCACCGCCACGGTGTGCGGTGTGCCGGCGGTAGGTGTTCCTGGTTCCCAAGCGTGGCAGCCGCATTTCCGTGAACCCTTCCTGGGTTACCGCAACGTGTTTGTTCTCGCGGACGGGGATGAGGCGGGAATCAGTTTTGCGAACACGATAGCGGCGACATTGCCGAACGCGAAGGTCATCCCTATGCCTGCCGGTGATGACGTTAACTCGCTCGTTTTGTCTCGAGGTAAAGAAGCTTTAATGGAAAGGATCAAATGAAACAGGTGATTGTTTACACCCAGCCTGGGTGCCGCCCATGCACAAGGGTTGTTCAGAAAATGTGGGATGCCGGTATTGACCCGGAGATTGTTGATATCAGCCGGGATCTGGTGTCAAAGGATTACATCACCCGCTGGTTGGGTGCGAAGTCCACACCTGTTATTGAAGCTGACGGGTTCGACCCGGTTATTGGTTATCAGCCCGACAAGGTGAAGGAGATCATCAATGCGTTTGGAAGTTAACTTTTCGGTCGGTATGGAGTTCCCGCGCTGGGTGGAACGCATTCATGACTTTGTTTGGGAAGGTGACGAACCTGACGAAGACGTGTGAGCTTTGCAAGGTTGAAAAATCTTTGGTGCAATTCCACGCCAACAAATGCAAGAAGGACGGCAAGGCAGGTAGGTGCAAGGATTGCCGCAAAGTTGAGCGATACGAGAACGCAGAGTCTGCTCGAAGGACTCAACTTAAATGCAAGTTTGGCATCACCCTAGAGCAGTACGAGGAAATGCTTGCTAAGCAAGGTGGCGTTTGCGCCCT